GACGGCTAGGGGTGCGTCGCTGACCCGCGCTAGGAACATGTGCAGGGGGTTGAGTTCGTCCGGGATGCTGATTCCCGTGGTGTCCTCAATGAACGCCGTGAGCGGCCCCTTGTTGCTCTTGGGCTTGCCCGGCTGCTTGGGCTTGGCCCTGACCGGCTTCTTGGGGGGCTTGGGCTTAGCCGTCTGCTTGGGCTTGCCTGCCTTGGCGTGCTTGTGCTTCTTGTGGGGCTTGTGCGCTGCCTTGCCGGGCGTACCGGTGGCCTTGACCTCAGCGAGGCTCTGAGAGGGGCTAGGAGACGCTTGCTCGGGCTCCTCGGCCGGTTGCTCGTCCTCGTCGGCAACGGGGCTCTCAGGGGCTTCTGATGGCTCGTCGGCGTCACTCGCTGAGGGTGTGGGCAGGTGACTGCCGGGGCTTCCCTCTGTGGACGACTCACCGGGCACTATGTCAGCGGGTATGACTGACTTCTCGTTGGCGTGGCTGTCATGGTCCGCACGCCCCAGGAAGAACGCCAAGGGGAGTGAGGCGGCGAGCATGCCGTATGCAACTTTCCCCCCAAGCGGTATTTCCTTGATCGCTGAGCGCTTGCCCACCATGTCCCCCCGACTGTCCGGATTGAGTTGTTCCGCTTATGGAAACACGTGCAGGGGGCACGTAAGAAATGGATCAAGCCCGGGGGTCGGGTGCCTCGCGCTAGGTCTGCGTTTCCGCTGGTCAGAGCCTAAGTACCCTAAGTGTGCTAGCTTTTGAGTTAACACAGATGAGGTGGTTAGATCTCCACCATGACACTAGGGATGGTTACCGGCATGGCCACTCACGTGGGGCTCTACGCTCGCCAGTCAGCGGGACGCGCCAACAAGTCTGAGGTCAGTACCGAAACTCAGCTTGAGGCGGCTCTTGAACGTGCCCGCACCCTGAACCCCGATGCTATCGCGGAGTACAAGGATGTTGACCGGTCTGCATTCAAGACGGATGTTGTCCGCGAGGATTACGAACGCCTGTTGCGTGACTGCAAGTCCGGGCGCATCAACGTCGTAATCGTCTACTACATCAGCCGCTTTACCCGTGCTGACCCGCTTGAGACCATTCCCGTTGTCTCGGAACTCCTCAACCTTGGCGTAACGCTTATCAGCGTGACCGAGGGTGAGTTCCGTAAGGGCAACCTCATGGACCTAATTCACCTCATCATGCGTCTTGACGCCGCTCACAACGAGAGCAAGAACAAGAGCGACGCTATCGGCAAGGCCAAGCGAAAGGCTAAGGAGCTTGGCGGGTATGTGGGAGGGACGGCCCCGTTTGGTTTCAAGCTTGTCCCTGAGACCGTCATTGATCCGGCGCGCAACAAGCCCATTGTCATTCAGGTCCCTTACGAGGAGCCTGCCGAGTCTTGGATCATTGACGAGGCCGTGACCCGCATTGAGCGGCACATGGGCGAGCCCATCACTCCGGGCAAGACGCACCCCGGGTCACTGTCCGGCATCTGCGCTGCGTTCAACCACGAGGGGGACAAGCCCACCCGGGGTCAGCGTGTCGGCAAGGACCGTGCTGACAGTGGTTGGCAGGTAAAGACCCTTGGTCGCATCCTCATGGATCCGCGCATTGCCGGTATGGACGCTGAGCCCGTTTATGGCGTGAACGACGAGGGGGCGACAACTACGAACATCGTGGGTTACCGCATTCTGCGCGACGGGGACGGGGAACCGATTCCCTTTGCCCGGCCTCTTATCGACCCTGCCCGTTGGTGGCGTTTGCAGCCGTGGCTAAAGAGCCGTGGCCGTGGTCGTGGCCTTGCCCGGGGAACGTCGTTGCTCAGCGGACTGAGGTCTGAGACCAACCGCGCTATCACTACGTGCGAATGCGGCCGGTCCATGGGTTCGCTGAACACGACGCACCAAGTCAGTAAGCCCTCTTACCGCTGCACTCGTGCGCGGGGTAAGGAACTGCCGGGTGAGCACGTGGGCGGTAACACGATCGTTCAGGAGTACCTAGACGCGTACGTTGCCCGGCGCATCTTCGCTCTGATCAACGCGAGTGACCAGGATGACCCTGAGGCGTTGGGTGTCATCAAGGCTGCTACCAAGCGGTTCGCAAGGACCGTAGAGGCGCCTGAGACGGTCGAGCAGCGTCAAGCCTTGGTGCAGGAGCGTGCGGAGGTTGTTCGGGCGCTAGAGGAGCTGTACGACGCTCAGGAGGCGGGCGGGTACTCCAACCCGATCGGTCAGCGCCGGTTCATCACCCTTGAGGCCAAGCTCAGCGAGCGACTTGAGGCCGTTGAGGGGCGTATCAAGACCATGGACGCGTCTAGCTCTCCTGAGCTGCCCTTGGGCTCTTGGGTGCCGGACGAGGGCGACCCGATCGGGGATGGCTCGTGGTGGGCTCTGGCGACCCTTGAGGAGCGTCGGGAGTTCATCGCGCTGTTCGTGGACCGGATCACGGTCCGGAAGGCTCTGAGGCGGGGTGGGCGCACTTGGACGGAAGAGCAGATGCATGAGCGGGTGCATATCGCATGGGTGTTCGAAACGCAAGAGTTGAGCGTTGACCTAGCTGCGTGATCTGCGTCACATAGATAGCCCCGTCTCGGGTCAGCCTGAGGCGGGGCTTTCGCATGCGCGAGGGGACAGCGGGAGAGGTGAGACCGGCTAATGTCCGGTTTCCCCTATTTCCCTAGTGACGTAGTGACAAAGTGACATAGACCTAATACAGCTTATACAGGCTCCTAGAACCCCTCTTGTAAAGCTAACCCCAAAGTGACGTCATTGGTGTCACCTCGTCACGTGGCGTTCCGCCCGCCCCTTGCGCTGAGGGGAAGTCCTTGCGCTCTCTTAGGAAGTGCTTGCGCTCTAGTATAAGTAGCAGGAAGCGCGGTTACCGCGCACACACATTCGCATAGGCGGTCTGAGTCCGTGCATCCTGTTAGCTCACTTAGTGACTCCCCTCCCTCTCCCCAGGGTTGAGCCCTACGTGAGCGACTTGCCCTCTTGGCTCAGTCTGGCCTAGAGCGCTCGGTTGTCAGCCGAGAGAACACCGGTTCAAATCCGGTAGGGGGCGCTTTGGCAGGGTAGCTCAGAGGTAGAGCACCGGGCTCATAACCCGGAGGTGGAAGGCTCGAACCCTTCCCTTGCCACTTTGAATCCGTAGCTCAGTTGGTAGAGCGTGGGGCTCTTAACCCCTGCGTCGTTGGTTCAAGTCCAACCGGATTCACGGAGCGATAGGCGTAAGCGGGGCATGCACTCCCCGGCCGGTCGGTGTACCGGTCCTATCGCAATGTCACGTAGCTCAATGGCAGAGCATCGGGTTGTTACCCCGGTGGTTGTTGGTTCGAATCCAGCCGTGACAGCAGGTGCAGACAATAGGCCGTGACTGGCCCACGATATGCACCCTGGGTGAACACCGGCCCTAACCCCTTGGCTAGTCACCTATGGGACGGGAAGCTAGTAGCCCTTAAGCCCGCTTAGGCAAATGGTAAAGCCGCCTCGCTTAGGACGAGGTGCATGGGGGTTCGAATCCCTCAGCGGGTACGTTGCCCTTGTAGCTCAATCGGTAGAGCGTCCGTTTCGTAATCGGGAGGCTCGGGGTTCAATTCCTCGCAGGGGCTCTTTTCTAGGTGTAGCTCAGTAGGTAGAGCGCGCGGTTAGGGACCGTGAGGCCGTAGGTTCGAGACCTACCACTTAGACCAACTACTGAATTCAGTAGCTGCTACGCGAGCAGGATTGCCGCACGCTGTAGACGCTCAGGGTCGTACTTGAAGTGCCCTAGCGCGCGTGCGCATGCCTTGCAGACTACGCCTTTGATCTCGCCCGTCTGCTTGTCTGTGTAGACGCTGTTCGGGTCTTCCTCGCTGCCCTCACGGTTGCAGATATCGCAGGGGCTAGCGCGTAGGTCTACGTACTCAGGGACGGTAAGGCCAAGCTTCTTGGCTGTGGTCTTGATCTTGTCATCACGGTACGGGTTGGTCCGGCCTGCTTGCCTTGCTCGCTGAGCGAGCGCCTTGCAGTCCTTGCACTGTGAGCCGTGCCCGTCGCTGCGGTTGGCGTCCTTGGCGAACGCGTCTAGGTCTTTGTCTTCCTTGCATGTGATGCATACCTTGTGTGCCATACACACTAGGGTAGCATCTGTCAACTACTGAATTCAGTAGCTGCCTATCAGGGTGTGTGAGTACCCCACCCCTTCTCATATAGACCCCCTCGTGAGCGTGTCTATATCCCCCTTCTCTCTATGCCCTACCCCCTGCATTGCCTACCCCCTTGGTGTACCCCATGCCTAGTAAGCCACGTACCCCATGCCCTGTACCCGGATGCCCTGAGCTAACCAGTGGTGGCCGTTGTGTTGAGCATGCGAGGCAGGCGAACAAGGATCGTGCGTCACGTGGTGGTGCTGTCTATACGACCAAGTGGCAACGTGTGCGTAAGGCGTTCATCTATAAGCATCCTTGGTGTTTGCTATGCGCTAAGGCTGCGACTGTCGCTGACCACTATCCGTTGAGTCGTCGTGAGCTTGAGGCTAAGGGTGATCCGAACCCTGACAGCCCTAAGCACCTACGACCCTTGTGCACGTCATGCCATAACAAGGAGACGGCCAAGCATCAACCGGGTGGTTGGGCTCATGAGCGAGGCGCACAGAGTGTGACGCTGAACGCTTACGGACGGTTCGCATCTGACCCTGATTCTTCACTCTGAGTACCTACCCCCTGGGGGGTGACCCCCTCCCACCCCTCACACCGAGCGGCAGGGAGGCAAAAACCTACGATGGCTGATCAGACCGTTTTGGCGGAGGTGACTGAGCGTGGCCGTATCCGGTGCCAAGCCCAAGCCTCACCTGACAGCCGTTCGTGAGGGCACGTACCGTGCTGACCGACAGTCGCCCGGTGCCTCGTTCGCTCCGTCCGCTCCTCGTGAGCCTGATTGGGACGAGGTCATGCCCGGCAGGAGCAAGGGGCATAAGGACGTTCGCGCTAAGGCTGCCTCAGTGTGGGCAACCACTATTCCGGCGCTCGTCATGTCCGCTGGTCTGACCGACCCTCAGCGTGAGACGGCTGTTGAGTATTGCATTACGGCTGCCCGCATCTGGCAGGCAGAGCGTGAGCTTTCCCGTCAAGGTCTCGTGGTCGAGACCGAGCGAGGCATGGTCAAAAACCCATGGATCACCATTGTCAATCAGTACCGGTCTCACTTCCGGTCGCTAACGGGTGAGCTTGGCCTTTCCCCCTCTAGTGCGGCAAGGATCACGCCGCCGGATTCTGGGGGAGAGGATGACGACGTTTTCGACTGACGAGTTTGACCACTCGTCGCTGCCCGTTCCGTATGACGCTCTGCTTGAGCTTGGCATGACGGACGAGGAGATTAGGGACGCTTGGGAGCGTCGCCCCCTCGTTAACGCTTTCCAGGCTCACGAGCGTGAGGGCGCGTACTTCTCGGTTGCTCACGCTGCCCGTGCTCTTAAGGCTATTGAGTCGTTCAAGCACACCAAGGGTCGGTGGGGTAACTCGCCTCTCAAGTTGCAGACTTGGCAAAAGGTGTGGGTTGTCTTCCCCATCTTCGGTTGGCTTTGGTATGACGACGAGGTTGGGCGAGACGTTCGCGTTACGCGCTCGGTCTGGATTGAGGTTCCGCGTAAGGCGGGTAAGTCAACTCTCTCCTCAGGCATCGGCCTAGCGCTCTTGCTCGCTGACCGTGAGGTTGGCGCTGAGGTCTACGCCGCCGCAGGAAGCCTTGAGCAGGCCCGGCGCGTGTACGAGGACGCCAAGCGTATGGCGGAGACTTCCAAGGCCGTACGCGGCCGTGTGGAGATCCTGAGGAACGTTCTCCGGGTGCCTCGCACGGGTGGTGTCTTCCGTGCGCTCTCTAAGATCGCTGAGACTGCCCACGGACTGAACGTGTCCGGCGCGATCATTGACGAGGTTCACGTTCACAAGTCACGTGACCTCGTTGACGCTATCGAGACCGGTACGGGTGCCCGTGATCAGCCACTAATCGTGTTCATCACGACGGCTGACGAGGGTGAAGAAGGCTCGATCTACGACGAGAAGCACACTTACACTCGTCGTGTCGCTGAGGGTGTTGTTAAGGACCCCGGTCACTACGGCGTGATTTGGGCGGCTGCTGAGGACGCGGACCCGTTTGCCGAGGAGACTTGGCGTCGCGCTAACCCGGGTCTTGGTGTTTCCCCTTCGCTGTCTTACCTCCGTCGTGAGGCTGAAAAGGCTAAGTCAACCCCCTCGTACTTCCCTACGTTCTGTCGTCTGTCTCTCAATCGTCGTATGCGCTCGTCTACGCGTTGGCTGCCTATGCCTTTGTGGGATGAGAACGCCGGAACGGTTGATGAGAAGCGTTTCCGCTATCGCCGTGCATGGGGTGGCGTTGACCTTTCGGCCGTGTCTGACCTTTCCGCTTGGGTGCTCGCTGTTGAGTCTCGGCAACCGGGGGTTGAGCTTGAGCTGATCTCCCGTTTCTGGCTGCCTGAGGAGCGGGTTGACGAGCTTGAGGCTCAGCTACAGATGCCGTTGCGTCAGTGGGCCCGTGATGGCTTCCTGACCCTCACTGAGGGCGACGCTATCGACTACGGCGCGATTGAGAAGCAGATCATTGCCGACTGTCGCCGGTTGAATGTGCAGCGCGTGAGTTATGACCGCATGTTTGCGGGTCAGCTTGTGCAGCGCGTTGACCAGAAGACCAAGGGTGTTGATGTGGTCCCGATTGCGCAGACCTACTTGGGCATGTCGCCCGGTTCCAAGGAGCTTGAGCGGCTGCTACGTGAGGGGCGTGTCAAGCATGGTGGTAACCCCATCCTGCGTTGGAACGCTGCTTGCGTGGAAATCTACGCGGACGGTAACGACAACATTCGTCCCCGGAAGCCGGACCGTCATCAGTCTTCGGCCCGTATTGACGGTATCGCCGCTGCCGTGATGGCTCTTGACGGTTATGTCCGTCGCCCGATCAAGAAGGCTCGCGCCGCGAGTGCCTAGCAACTACTGAATTCAGCAACTGACCACCTAGGGAAGGGGGTTGACGCATGGCTGAGACCCCCCTTGAGGTCGTGAACCGGCTATACGCCAAGCTCAAGCGACGTTCCAGCAACGCCAAGAAGTACGGCGCGTACTACAACGGTGACCACAACCTAAAGTTTGCGTCGCCTGAGTTCTCGACCATTGCCGGTGACCTGTTTGACGGGTTTGCGGACAACTGGTGTCAGGTGATCGTTGACTCGACCCTTGAGCGCCTTATGCCTATGGCGTTCCGTCTTGATGACGGGTCGCTTGACTCGGTCGCTTGGGATTCTTGGCGCCGCAATGAGTGTGACGTTGAGATTGGTCTTGCTCTTCTTGAGTCGCTGATTTCGGGTCGCTCGTACGCGCTCGTTTGGCGTCCGGACGGGCCAGACACTGAGATCACGTTCTATGACGCCACGAGCGCCATTGTGGAGTATGTACCCGGCAAGCGTCGGGTACGGCGTTACGGTCTGATCACGTGGACGGATGACGCGCGCGAGAATGTCACGCTCTTCACTGCTGACCGCGTGTTCAAGTTCTCTCGTCCGCTTAGCCACGCCGCTAGGTACGAGCACGTTGACAGCAACATAGCCATTATGGGCGGTTCCGCTTGGGCGCTTGATGCTGAAATGCCTAACCCGCTCAAGGTGGTCCCGCTCGTCGCATTTGAGAACCGTGCTCGCCTACAGGGCAAGCCGGTTTCGGAGATTGCCAACGTTGCTCCGCTACAGGACACCGTTAACACTCTCTGGGCTCACCTCCTGACCAACTCTGACGCTCTCGCGGTTCCCGCGCGTGTGGTTACCGGCATGGACCGGCCTACGCGTGAGATCACGGACGATGAGGGTGAGGTTGTCGGGGAGGAAGACCTACCGCTTGAGCCGTACCGGTCCAACCGGCTGCTTTGGCTTGAGTCTGAGTCTGCGGGTATCGCTGAGTTCTCGGCTGCTGACCTCACGAACTACACGAACGTTATCGGTACGGCCGTGCAGCACATTGCGGCTCAGACGCGCACGCCCCCGCATTACCTGCTTGGTCAGGTGGTCAACATCAGTGCGGACGCGCTAGCGGCTGCTGAGTCGGGTCTTGTGGCCAAGGTGACTGAGCGGCAACGGTTCTTCGGTGCGTCGCTGCGTGAGCTTATGCGGCTGGACGCGTTGGCCAAGGGGGATACCTCCCGCGCTGACGCGCTCGCGCTCGGGTCGGTTGTGTGGCGTGATCCGCAGTTCCGTTCTGACGCTCAGTACGCGGACGCACTTACCAAGCTCAAGGCAATCAACGTTCCGGATGAGGCGCTGTGGGAGCGAATCCCGGGTGTGACGCCGGATGAGATTGAGCGTTGGAAGACCATGCGCAATGACCAAGCATCGGCAATCGTCGGTGGGGACATTGCGGGGCTGTTCGGTCCTAAGCCGGATCCGGCAGCCGACGTACAGACGGACGGGGCACCGGAGGGGGTCTAGTTGGCTACCTCCGGGGCTCTCGCCCAAGCTAGGTATGACGAGACCACATCGGTTACGCGAGGCGTTCTAACGGCCGTACAGGGGCTTTGGCGCGATGCCACCCCCGACCGAATCCTAAGCGCGATGCAAGGGGAAACGGGCCGACAGATCCTCAACGCTGTTCTTGCTGGGCAACTCTCGGTTGCTCAGGGCGCGCAAGCGTTCGTGAACGGCGCGATGATGGCTCAGGGTGCGTCGTTCGGCCCCCTTGGTCGGCTCGTCCCCGGCTCTCTTGCCGGTCTTGCGGCTGACGGTCGGAACCTTGCAACTCTCCTGTATCTACCGGCCGTTACGACGGCTCAGGGGATGGCTGCCGGTCTG